ACAACCATCAACCCGGCGCTGCCTGACGATCACCCCGACATGATCAAGGTCTGGTGGGATCCCGAGGCCGGCGTCGACTATCTGAGGTATCTCCGTGGCAGACGAACCTCTCGACGAACTGGCTGAACGCCGCAAGGCCCGCGAATCCCTGTACCAGTACCTGTGCGGGGAGTGCGAGTTCGGGCTATTCCACCTCATCAGCGACGGCAGCATCCATTGCGCCAACTGCGGGGCCGAGTCGATCAACCTCATCGTGCAAGAATGCACCCAGCATTGATTCATGCCGACCAAGCCACTACAGTGAGTGGAATCTGGATAACCCATAGGCGCGGATGACCAAGTACAACGCCAAGCTCGCACGCATCAAGGCCAAGGAGCAGATCGCCAAGCTCCGGCTCGAGGGCCTGTCACAGCAGGCCATCGCCGAGCGCCTGGGCATCGGCCAGGCTAGCGTGTCCAGGTGCCTGGCTGAGCTCACCCAGGAGTGGCAGGAGCAGACCGCCCAGGATGTGGCCGCCCTGAAAGCCCAGGAGCTGCTCGAGCTCGACCTGGTCAAGTCCGAAGCCTGGGGCGAGTGGCACACCTCCAAGGCCAGCGAGCACGGCGGCAACCCGGCCTATCTCAAGGTCATCATCAGCGCGATGGCCGAGCAGTCCAAGATTCGCGGCACCTACGCCCCGGCCAAGCAGGCCATCACTGACCCGACCGGAGAGGTCGAGCGCACGCATGCGGTGTGGATCGTGCCGCCGGAGATGCCGCTCGAGCAATGGCAACAGGCAGCGCAATCGCTTGTCCTGAAGCACTAGCGTGGGCGCCTCAGCCGGGGCCGCAGACTCTCCTTGTCACCTGCTCCGTGCCCGACGTGCTATTCGGTGGCGCGCGAGGCGGCGGGAAGTCCGACGGCCTGCTCGGCGATTGGGCGACACACTCAGCACGCTACCCAGGGCGGGGCCGCGGCCTGGTCGTTCGGCGCACCTACGATGAGCTCGACGAGCTGGTGGGACGCAGCACCGAGATGTTCGAGCCCATCGGCGCGACCTGGAAACCCAGCAAGTACACCTGGGTCATGCCCTGGGGTGGGTTCCTCAAGATGCGCTACCTGCGCCGAGACGAGGACGCCAACCGCTACCAGGGACACAGTTATAACTGGCTGGCGGTGGACGAGGCGGGGAACTTCCCTTCGTTTGACCCCATCAAGAAGCTGAAGGCGACCCTTCGCGACAAGACCGGCGTCCCTGTGAAGTTCCGCGCAACCGCCAACCCTGGCGGCGTGGGGCATGCTGAGATCAAGCGCGAATATATCGACCCCTCCCCTCCCCTCTCGGCATTCCCAGACCCTGACACCGGTGTGATGCGTGTATTCATCCCGAGCCGGCTACAGGACAACCGGCTGCTCATGGAGAACGACCCGACCTACATCCAGCGCCTGCGCGGCTCTGGCCCGGCCTGGCTGGTGCGTGCCTGGCTGGAGGGCGACTGGAACTCAGCCCCCGAGGGCGGGGTGCTCAAGGCGCAGTGGCTGCGCCGATACAGCGAGGTTCCACGCGAGCCGGCTAGATACATGACAGTGCATTCCTGGGATACAGCCTACAAGGCCGCCCAGCACAACGACCCGAGCTGCTGCACGGTGTGGGCGGTGACCACCACCGGCTACTACCTGCTCGAGGTGCATGTGGCCCGCATGGACTACCCGAGCCTCAAGAAGCGGGTGATCGACCTGGCCGAGCGTGACCGACCTCATGCAGTGCTCATCGAGGACAAGGCGAGCGGGCAGAGCCTGGTCCAGGAGCTGCGAGCGGCTACCCAGATTCCCATCAAGGCCATCGAGCCTGACGGCGACAAGGTGACCCGCGCCCTAGCGGTGTCGGACATGATCGAGGCCGGCCTGGTGCATGTGCCGGAGCGCGCGAGCTGGCTGCTCGACTACGAGCTCGAGCTCACGACCTTCCCCACCAAGGGCGCGCACGACGACCAGGTCGACAGCACCACACAGTTCCTGGCCTGGGCACGACAGCACGCGGCCAGGCGCATGGAAATCATCGGCGGTGGAGTCAAGCGCAGCAGTTACAGCGAGACATCCGCGGGTGGATTCGGCACCATTGGGCGGGGCACTGACCTCCGAGGATTCTGAGCATGCCGATCAAGCCCATGCAGGACGAGCTCGCCACGCGAGAGACGAGCGCCTACCTGGTCGCCAACCGTTACGCGCGACTCATGGTGCCCGATGACAGCGTGCTCGATCTGCGAGGCCGCGACTACCGGATATATCGCGAGACCCTGCGCGATGACCAGTGTGCAAGCACCTTCGCCCAGCGCCGACTCAGTGTGGTCGCGCGCGAGTGGATGGTGGACCCTGCCAGCGAGGACGCGGTCGATGTCGCGGCGGCAGACGCCCTGCGGGAGAACCTGCACAGGCTGGATTGGGACAAGATCACCGACCTCATGCTGTACGCCCGCTGGTACGGCCATGCTGTGGCCGAGTGCATGTGGAGCGTCGAGGGCGGCCTGGTGATGTTGAAAGACATCAAGGTCCGCGACCGTTCCCGGTTCGCCTATGACATCGACGACAAGGTTTACCTGCAGCGCCTCAATGGCCAGTTCGAGCTCATGCCCGAGCGCAAGTTCTGGACCATCCGCACGGGCGCCGACCACGACGACAGCCCCTACGGCCTGGGCCTGGCGCATTACTGCTACTGGCCGGTGTACTTCAAGCGCCAGGGCATTCGCTTCTGGCTGACCTTCGCCGAGAAGTTCGGCACCCCTACGGCCGCAGCCAAGGTGCCCACCGGCATGATCAACAACGAGGCCCTGCGCCAGCAGTGCCTGGACGCGCTCAACGCCATCGCCAGCGAGACCGCCGTGCTCATCCCCGAGGGCATGGAGGTCAGCCTGCTCGAGGCCGCACGCTCGGGCGGCGGCACCTACGACGAGCTGGTCTCAGAAATGGACGACGCGATCGCCAAGCTCGTCATCGGTCAGACCGCCAGCACCGAGGGCACCCCTGGCAAGCTGGGCAACGACAACCTGCAGGCCGATGTGCGGCTCGACCTCATCAAGGCCGACGCCGACCTCATCTGCTCAAGCTTCAACCGGCAGGTCGCCACCTGGTGGACCGAGTGGAACTTCCCGACCGCCCGCCCGCCGCGCGTATGGCGCACGGTGCAGCCGGCCGAGGACTTGGTCGCTCGCGCTGAGCGGGACGCTAAGATCTACTCGCTCGGCTACGAGCCGACCGAGGACTACATCACGCAGACCTACGGCCAGGGCTGGCAGCGCAAGGCGGCCCAGCAGGGCCTCACGCCTGACCAGGTGCGCCAAGTGCCCAGCCAACTCGCCGAGGAGTTCGCCGAGCTCAACAGCATCGCGGCGCTCAAGCTCGCGCAGCGTGGTGACCAGGCCGCCATCGCCGATGCGGCCGCCCTGTTCGCGTCCAAGTACGAGAGCATCCTGGGCGAGCGCGTGCAGTCCCTGCTCGACATGGCCGAGGAGACCAAGGACTACGAAACGTTTTCCAAGCGCCTGCGCGAGATGATGGCCGAGGGCGCCCCTGCGCAGGCCCAGCAAGCCATCGAGCGGGGCAGCATCTTCGCGCGCCTGATGGGAGCCTTCCGGCAGCAACGGTGAGCCGGGGAATCCTCGACTTTTTCGACGTTCCAGCGGCGATCAGCTTCGACCTGCCGCCGGAGCAGGCGATCTCCTACTTCCGCGCCAAGGGCCTGCGGCCGACCTTCGCTTGGCAGGACATGCTAGGCGAGGAGCATGCCACCTCCTTCACCGTGGCCAAGATGATGGACAACGACCTGCTCGCCGATGTCCACGAAAGCCTCGCCCAGGCGCTCGAGCAGGGCACGCCATTCCGCGAGTGGGCCGACACCATCACGCAGACCCTGCAGGCTAAGGGCTGGTGGGGCCGGCAGGAGGTCATCGACCCGCTGACCGGGCAGACCATCGTGGCCCAGCTCGGCAGCGCGTCCAGGCTCAAGACCATTTTCCGCACCAACCTGGCGGGCGCCTACGCTGCCGGCTCGTGGCAGCAGATACAGGACCAGGCAGAGAACGCCCCCTTCCTGCTCTATGACGCGATCGACGACTACCGCACCAGGCCAGAACACGCCGCATGGGACGGCCGTGTGTATCCCATAGGACACCCCTTCTGGCGCGATCACTACCCGCCCAACGGCTGGAACTGCCGGTGCTCGGTCATCCAGCTCAGCGACGAGGACGTGGAAAGCCTCGGCGTGCAGGTATCGACCGACTCTCCGAGCGGCACCTACCAGTGGGAGAACCCGCGCACGGGCAAGGTGGAGCGCATCCCCAATGGCCTCGACCCAGGATTCGACTACAACGCGGGCGCCGTTCGCGCGCGGGAGCTGGAGCGCCTGGCGAAGGAGAAGGCCGGCGCATTGATCGCCGAGCTATCGACTGCCGCAACGGCTGGCCTCGAGGCGGCCGCCCGACAAGCCGAAGGAAAACCCGCGTACCCGATCCCGGAGTACAAGCCGGCCGCCAGCTTGGCAGCGGCTCAGAAGCTCGCGCAAGAGCTGGTGAATGCCCAAAGCAACCGCCGCTATCAGTTGAACGCCTTGGGCTCGGAAATGGTCCGCTACAAGCATGCCGGCGTGAGGCGCGAGGCCGACGTGCGCGAGAAAAAGTTCTATGCCGCCAGATATACGGGGCTCGAGGTGCAAGCGGCAAACACCGCCAACGAATGGCTGGCAGGGGCGCAGGCAGAATGCGACCGGCTTAACATCCCGCGCCTGCGAGGCGTAAACACAGCCACCGGCGCCGGCGCTATGGCCAGCATGGGCGACGGCGTGCTTTCGCTCAATAAGATATGGGGCGAGTACTTCAAGCAGGCCGACAGATTAAAATCGAACTTGGAAAAGAACGCGCAGGAGTTCGGCGCGTGGAATGCTTCGCAGGGCAACGTCGGCACAAGGCCAAGCACGACAAGCTCCTATTACACCAACGTGCGCGATCGCATGCTGAGCACGCTCTGGCACGAGTTTGGGCACCACATCCACCAGCAGCTTCGCGTCGAAAGCCGGGACGATTATCGCATGCCTCCCCTTGAATCGGAGCTGCAAAGGCGATTCAACGAAACGCCACGATCAGAACGGATTCTGCCGTCAAAATACTCGGCCACAAACTCCAAGGAGTATTTCGCCGAGTGCTACGCCCTTTTCAAGATGGGGAACCTCGACAAGGTGCCAGCCGACATGCTAGAGCTGATTCGGCAGATCGACAAAGGAGAGATCCCAAGTGCCTGAACCACTAATCGGCCCGCTGTGCATGTCCTGCCTGCACATCCGGAAGGATTACACCTGCGACGCCTTCCCGGAGGGCATCCCGGACATCATCGTTCTCGGGCATCGGCACGAGACGCCCGTGGACGGCGACCGGGGCATCCAGTTTGAGCAGCGGCCAGATGATTCGCCGCTTCCCGAGTTTGACGATCTCTGGGACGAAATCCCAGCAGACCAGATCGAACGCTAGGCGGCAGCCTGACTCGGCGGGCATAGCACCCGCCCAAGCAGTGCCGCCTCCCGTGCTGGGAGCAGATACTGCAGGACCACCAGCCGCATGGCCTGCTGCACGCGCTCCGGGATAGTCCGCTCGCCGCGGCGGTACTGGCCCAGCCGCGACAAGTCCACGCCCAGCCGCTGCGCGCTCGCCGTTTTCGACTCCTGACTGCTCACGACGTACAGGTAGGCGGCGACGAGGTGCATGCCTTCCAGCTCGCGCAGGCGCTTCACTCGAACCACCCGCGCAGATACATCAGGTACGGGATGAGCGGCACGCACATGCCGAGAATGAATGCGTCGAGATCGAATTTCATGGCGTTCTCCTTCTGGTTATGCATCGACGCTCGCGGCGCGCAGAACGCGAACCGGCACCCAATCGCATATCTGAATGGCGATGTTCCCGTTTTTTTGGCAGCGGAAACGAGTCGTGCTCGCCAAGTGGACATAAATGAGGTCGTCATCGTATGCGTCGGCGCTTGAATTGATCGCGCCCTGCCCAATCACGCGCCAGTTGTCGTTGTCCCATTCGATGATGCAGTCGCTGTAATTGTTCATGGTGTCTCTCCTGTTTTGTGTTGCCCGGTGTGCCCCGGTGGAATGCATACTAGGCCAGTGCTGGCCTAGTGTCAACCCCCCCTCATTCAATTTTTTTGAATGTCGCACCAGTTACAGCTTCCGCGCCCTTGTTGGCTTGTGCAGGATGCCCAGCATGAAGCAGATACCGATCTTCAAGCCCGGCAAGCACATTGCCGCAAACGGTGCAGCGGTGGAGTTCAGCGAGGCCGACCTCGAGCGGTCGATCGCCGCGTATGACCCCGCCATTCACGAGGCGCCCATTGTCGTGGGGCATCCCAAGGACAACGGCCCCGCCTATGGCTGGGTGAGCAAGCTCTCGTTCGCTGAGGGCGAGATGATCGCCGACGTGTCCCAGGTCGATGCTCAGTTCGCCGAGCTGGTGACCGCGGGCCGGTTCAAGAAGCGCAGCGCGAGCTTCTACACGCCCGACGCCCCGACCAACCCTGTGCCAGGTGTCTACTACCTGCGCCACGTCGGGTTCCTGGGCGCACAGCCCCCGGCGGTCAAGGGCCTGCGCGAGGTGGCATTCGCCGAGGACGACGGTGTCATCGAGTTTGCTGACGACGGCATGGTCACCGGGATCCTTGCCCTGATGATGCGCCGCCTGCGCGACTTCTTCATCGCCGAATACGGCACCGAGAAGGCCCAGAGCGTGATCCCCGATTTCCTGGTCTCCGACATCGAGGCCGAGGCCCGCAAGCCAGCAGAGCCCGCAGAGCCGGCGATGCCGGTCTCCACGGCATTCAACGAATCCAACGACGCCCCAGAGGGAGAGCAAATGACCCCCGAAGAAATCGCAGAGCTGCAGGCCAAGGCGGCCCGCGCTGAGGAGCTCGAGGCCAAGGTCGCCGAGTACGCTGAAACCCAGGCCGCCGCCGAGCGCGTCGCCAAGCTCGCAGGCTTCAAGGCCGAGCTGGCCGCCCTGGTCGCCGATGGCAAGGTCCTGCCGGCCGAGGTCGATGCCCTGGCGCAGTTCATGTGCGGCATCGACGACGCGGCAGCCGTTGCCGAGTTTGCCGAGGGCGAGAACGAGCGGACATCGCTCTCCTGGTTCCGCGCCTTCCTGGCCAGCCGCCCCAAGGCGGTGGACTTCAGCGAGCGCGCACCTGGTGGTGCGGACGACACGCCGGCCAAGGCCAGCGACATCGCCATGAAGGCCCGCGCCTACCGCGACGTGCAGGCGAGCAAGGGCATGCACATTTCATTCACCGAAGCGACCGACGCAGTGCTGCGCGGCGCCGCTGACTAATAGGAGCGACACCAATGCGCAATCACGACTTTGTGAAGGGCTTCATCGCGGGCGGCACCGTTGCCGCTCGTCGCATCGTCAAGTTCGGCTCGGGCGACACCGCAGTCGTGCAGGCCGCTGCAGCTACCGACAGCTTGATCGGCGTGTCCGACCTGGGCGCCGCTCTGAATGAGAGCGTGTCCGTGATCATGGGCGGTGTGGCCGCGGTCGAGTATGGCGGCAACGTCACGCGCGGCCAGCTTCTGACCGCTGACAGTAACGGCAAGGCCGTGGCAGCCGCTCCCGCGGCTGGCGTGAACAACCGCGTCATCGGCGTGGCGATGCTCTCCGGCGTGTCCGGTGACATCGGCAGCGTGCTTATCAATCCTGGTGCCTTCCAGGGCGCGGGCCTGGCCTAACACTGAATTAGGAGAAACGAACAATGTCTCAGACTCGCCCCTTTCCAATTGATACCCGCCTCACCGGCATCTCGCTCGCCTACCAGAACCGGGCGCTGATTGCCGACCTCGTGCTGCCTCGCGTGGCCGTGGGTAATCAGTCCTTCAAGTGGTTGAACCATACCAAGGCTGACCGATTCACGATTCCCTCCACGATCGTGGGCCGCAATGGCCGCCCCAACGAGGTCGAGTTCAGCGCCACCGAAACCCCTGGCGTGACCTTCGACTACGGCCTGGACGATGTGGTCCCCAACGACGACATCGCCTCCGCCCCGGAAGGTTATGACCCGCTCGGCCGTGCGGTGGAAGGTCTGACCGACCTCATCGCGCTCGACCGCGAGGCCCGCGTGGCTGCCCTGGTGTTCGATGCGGACACCTACCCGAGCGGCAACAAGGAAACCAACACCGGAGACGAGTTCTGGGACGACGTGGACAGCAACCCCGTCACGCAGCTCCTCGACGCGCTGGCGACCCCGCTGATGCGCCCCAACACCATGGTGATGAGCCAGAAGGTGTTCGACAAGCTGCGCACCAACGCCAAGGTGGTGAAGTCGATCCAGGCCAACGGCACGGACACCGGCATCATCTCCCGACAGGCGCTTGCGAGCCTGTTCGAGGTGCAGAACATCCTGGTGGGCGAGGCGTTCGTGAATACCGCCAAGCCTGGGCAGACGGCGACCTACGCTCGCGCGTGGGGCAACCACTGCGCCCTGCTGCACATCAACCCGCTTTCCAACACCCGCAGCCCCCAGATGACCTTTGGGTACACCGCGCAGTGGCAGGGTCGGATTGCCGGTCAGATGTCCGAGCCCCAGACGGGTCTGCGTGGCGCCATCCGCGTGCGCGTGGGTGAGTCTGTCAACGAGATCATCGCGGCTTCCGATTGCGGCTACTTTATCGAGAACGCAATCAGCGGCTAATGTGCGGACCCACCTCCTTCTTAAGGGGTTTATCGCTGCCGCGCCTATAAGGGCGCGGCGAGTGATTAGGCTCGCATCTGGAAAGGTGCAAGAGGGGTCGAGTTCACACAATGCAGTGATCGGAATCAGCGATAACGCCGCCATCCAGGGCGGCGTTGTCTCTGTGGTCATGGCCGGCATCACCGAAGCGGTCGCCGGCGGTTCGATCGAAGAAGGCGCACACCTGACCACGGGCGACGGTGGCGTCGTGGTCGAGGCATCCAGCAACAAGGCGGTCATCGGGATCGCCTTGTCCGATGCGGTCGCGGGCGATCTTGTATCAGTCGCAATCAACCTATCGAATCACTGATGTACATCACCCGACAGCAATACGTCGCACGCTTTGGCCAGGAGGAGCTCTCCGAGCTGCTCGCCTCGGGCTCGGCTGTATCCTTTGGCGCTGCGGCTGACGATGCCACCGCCATCATCGACAGCTACCTGGCCAGCAGCCCGACCAGCACGGGCGCCCTGCCGCTCGATCCCGTGCCTGGGCGCATCGTCGAGCTCGCAGGCGAAATCGCCAGGTACAAGCTCTGGGGCGCGAAAGCCTCCGAGCAGGTAAGCGAGCGGTACAAGGCCGCTATCGCCTACCTGGAGAAAATCGCAGCCGGCGACCTGGTGGTGCCAGGTAGTGACCAGTCGCCAGAGGTAGCAGGCCCTGCCTACACCGCGCGCCCGCGCGTATTCACTGACGACGCGCTGCGGGGCTTCTAGTGTCCGATATACCAATTGAGATACAGATCAAGGCCGCCGCGGTCGAGATCGCGCTCAAGGAGCTCGCCTCCGACGAGGTGCGCACCAAGGCCCTGGGCTCGATTGGGCGGTCACTGCTGACCAAGATCCAGCTCGGGTTCCGCACCGGGTCCGACCCCTGGGGTGGCGCCTGGAAGCCGCTGGTCCTGCGCAAAGGGCAGCCGCTGCGCAATACCGGGGCGCTTCAGCGCAGCATGACCTACAAGGTCGAAGGCGACACGGTCAAGATCGGGACGAACAAGCAGGTCAGCTACCGCGGCAAGACGCACAGCCTGGGCAACATCCACCAGTACGGGCGCACCATCAAGCCGATCCCGCCCAACAAGTACCTGCGCGTGCCGGTGGGCGGCTCTGCTGATGGCAACCGGCCCACGGCCTACGCCAGGCTCAGGTCGGCCATCATCCCGCCGCGGCCGTTCCTGCCGCTGCGCCCAGGCGATCGCGTGGACCTACCTGGTGAATGGTCCCTGAGCGCGCTCAACGCCATCGCCAAGGCGCTCAAACTCTCGTGACTATCTCAGCCATCGAGTCGGCCATCGTGACCCGCCTGCAGGACAAATGCGGCGACCTGGTCGATCGCGTGTATACCGCGGCCGAGGTGGCCCAGCTCGAGGAGCAGTTACAGCTCACGCCGTCGATCACGGTTATGTATAACGGCTACAGGCCCGCCGCAGACATCGCGGGCGGTGTGATCCAAGGCGTGACCTTTTCGTTCCTGGTGGTGGTCGCGGTCAAGAACGCCGCAGGCTCGCACAGGAGCACCGGCGCGCGTGGCGATGCCTCGGGCATCGTGGACGCAGTCATCGAGGCGCTGGTGAACTTCCGCGCCTACGAGGGAGCCGGCAGCATCCTGCGCCTAGCAGATGCGCCCGGCGCGAGCTTCAGCGACATCGGGTTCGCTTATTACCCGCTGGCATTCGACATCACGCGGACCTACCGCGGGAAACCCTAGAGGAGACAGACATGGCCGATTATTCCTACCTCGGATCTGGCAAGATCTACGCCCGCGTCGCCGGCGCTGCCGCCCCCCTGATCGAGCTGGGCAACTGTTCCGCGCTCAACTTCGCCGTCACCGAGAACACCATCGAGCTGAAGGACTTCACCCAGCCAGGTGGCGGCACCTACAACGAGGTGCGCCGCGTCGACTCCGTGGAAGTGTCGCTTACCGCGCACGACCTGGACTCCGAGAACCTCAAGAAGGCGCTTTTCGGCAGCAGCGCGACCCAGGCTGCGGGCACCGTCACAGACGAGTCGATCACCGCCTACACCGGCGGCTTCAACCCGCTGACCCGGCCCGTGAACAAGGGCAGCACGGTTACTGTAACCAACTCCGGCGCGACGGTGACCTACACCGCCGGCACCGACTACGAGGTGCGTGATGGCGGCCTGTTCATCCCGACGACCTCCACCATCTCGAACGCCGCGACTGTCCTGGTGGATTACACCGGGCTCGCCTTCGACACCGTGCAGGCGCTGACCGCCTCTGCGCAGGAGTACGAGATGCTGTTCGAGGGCTTGAACGAGGCCCGCTCCGGCAAGCCCGTGCTGGTGCGTGCCTTCCGCGTGAAGCTCGGCGCCGCGCAGAACCTCTCCTTCATCGGCGAGGAGTTCGCGGCCCTGGAGATGTCCGGCAAGATTCTGCAGGACACCACCAAGACCGGCGGCCTGTCGAAGTACTTCACGGTTAGGATCGCCGCTTGAGCGAGCTCGACGTAATCGCGCCAGCCTCTCGCACGCTCACCCTGGGCGGGCGGGAGGTCAGTGTCTCGCCGCTCAAGGTGCGGCAGCTCCCGGTGGTGCTTCGTGCGGTGCGTCCTATCCTGGGCGCTCTTTCCGAGCGCCTTGATATGGACAGCATCATCGGCGCTTACGTCGAGAACGCAGAGGGCGTCAACCAGGCCCTGGCGGTGCTCTCCGACATGACGGCGAGTGAGATCGACGAGCTCAGCCTTGACGACGCGATCGAGCTGCTCGGCGCCGCCATCGAGGTCAACCGCGATTTTTTTACGCGGACACTTCCGCGCCTGCTGGCGGGCGTGGTGAGCAACAGCGGTGGGAGTGGTCCGACACCATAACGTACCTGGTCCGCGCGGGTTTCGCGCTGCAAGACGTGTATGACATGACACTCGGCCAGGTGAAGATCTTCACCCAAGCCGCAGAGCGCGCGAAGCGCCGAGAAAACCGGGACATGCTTTTCATGATGCGCGGCGCGCAGTACGACGCCAAGCACTTCGAGAAGCTCTTGAAGGTCATGGGGGAATAGCGTGGCAAAGTCTGCTGAGTTCGTCGTCGAAATCACCGCGAACCTGCAGGCTATCAAGGCCGGCCTGCGCTCGCTCCAGGGCGACATCAACAAGATCAAAAACGATGCCGCGAAGCCTGGCAAGGGCATCGACCTGGGCATCGACAAGACCAAGTCCAGCATCCAAGGCGCCATCACTGCGGTGAAGGGCCTCATCGCCTCCTACGCTGGCCTGCAGACCGTCACAGGGCTCGCCAGGCTCGCCGACGAGGCCGCCACGCTCAACGCCCGCCTCAAGCTGGCAACCAACAGCCAGGAGGAGCTCAACCAGGCGCAGGCGGGCACCTTCGACATTGCCCAGCGCACCCGCACATCCGTGGGCGCGACGATCGACCTCTACGCCAGGCTCGAGCGGTCGACCCGCGATCTCGGGGTGAACCAGGCCACCTTGCTGCAGCTCACCGAGAGCATCAACCAGGCGGCCCAGATTTCAGGCGGTGGACCTGGCGCAGAGGCTGCCCTGTTCCAGCTTTCCCAGGGGCTGGCATCGGGCACGCTGCGCGGCGAAGAACTCAACTCCGTGCTCGAGCAGACCCCGCGCATCTCGCAGGCCATTGCTGACGGCCTGGGCGTGCCGATCGGCAAGCTGCGCGAGCTTGCGGAAGAAGGCGAGCTCACCGCAGAGCGCGTCGGGCAAGCCCTGCTCTCGCAGAAGGACAAGATCGCCAAGGAGTACTCCGCGCTCCCGCTCACTATCTCCGGGGCAATCACGCAGCTCAGCAACGCCTTCCTGAAATACGTCGGCGAAACCGACAAGGCGACCGGCTCCTCGCGGCAGATCGCTGAGGCGATCAAGACACTGGCGGACAACCTGCCGGAAATCATCAACGCAGTGGTCCAGCTCACCAAGGCGTGGGCCGCCTACTTCGTGCTGTTCAAGGCGCTACCGAAACTCATCGCGCTCAGTCAGGCCGGGTTCGTGGCGCTGGGTCGTTCGATTTTTTTGTACAAGAAGGGCGCAGACGCTGCCGCCGCATCGACCGGCATGTTGTCGACCAAGCTGGGCAAATTCCAGGCCGCCTCGGTTGCCTTCATCGCAGGATGGGAGCTCGGCACCTACCTGCGCGAGAACTTCGCATCGATTGAGCTGGCGGGCAATTTTCTCGTCGAGGGCCTGCTCATCAAATGGGAGCAGCTCAAGAAGGGCGCACGCATCTTGGTGGCGTTTTTCTCGACCGCCTTTGAGGACCTTTGGAACATCATCACGTTTCAGGACCGGGAGGACGCGGCAAGCAAGTTCAAACAGCAGATGGACAAGATCGTCAAAGAGTCTGACGACGCGGTCGCTGCCATTAAAGAGAACTTCCAGTCCGTCTACGACGACATCGAGCAAGGCGGGAGCATTGCGCAGCGCGAGGCAGCGGCGGCGGCCAGAGAAGCCAAGCGCCTGCAGGATGAGCTTGCGAAGCAGAAGGTCGGCATCCCAGACCAGCCCGATGCAGCGCCCGCTGCTGGCGGCGATGAGGGCAAGGAGAACAAGTTCAACGCCAACCTGCGGGCGGCGCTGGACGAGAACGAGCTACTCATCGACAGCATCGACCGGGCGCTCAGCGAGCTCGAGCGGCGCTACGACGACAACCTGGTCAGCCTGAACGACTACTACGCCGAGCGGGCCAGGCTGCAGACGCAGTCGATCGACACTGAGATCGCAGTCAAGCGCCAGGAGCTCGACGCCCTGAAAGCCGAGGAGCAGCAGCTCCGGGCAGAAGGCGGCGACAACACCGGCAACGTCGAGGCGCAGTCTCGGGTGCTCACCGAGATCGTCAAGCTCGAGCGCGAGCGCGCAGAGGTGGCGCCAGCAGCGGCCAGGGAGCAGGCGGCCGCCGAGCGTGAGCTCGCCGACCAGCTCCTCCAAGTAAAGGCTCGCCTAGCCGAGGCCGCCGGGCAGACCGCAGAATCCAGGCGCCAACAGATCGAGGCCGAGTTCGCAGAGCTGCGCGCCAACCTGCAATCGGCTGGCGACACGGCCGGCCTGGCCCTGGTGGACCGGCTGATCAACGTCGAGGCCGCCAAGGCCAACCTGGACGAGATCGAGGGCAACATCAGCGAGACCCTGGGCAACCTGCGCGCCCAGGAGGACAACATCACGGCCCAGATCGATGCCGGCCTGGTGGGACAGTTCCGCGGCGAAGAACAGCTCCAGGCCCTGCGCGAGAAGTCGATCGAGCAGCTCAAGCGGTACAAGGCCGAGCTCGAGGCCGCCTATGCGGCAGCCAAGGACCCGGCCATCCAGGCTGAGATCTCCAAGCGCATCACCGAGCTCGACACCGAGCTCGCGCGCGTGACCGCCTCGACCCAGCAACTGCAGAACCAGCTCCGCGACATCGGGCAGAGCGGGCTTGAGACCTTCTTCAACGACGTGATGGCCGGCACCAAGAGCATCGGCGACGCCTTCCGTGGGCTCATCCTGCAGATTGCCAAGGACATCGGCGCCCTGGCAGCCAAGAACGTCGCAGGCGCCATCACCGGCCAGCTCAGCGGGGCATTCGGTGGTGGTGGTGGCGGGTTCGATTTCGGCTCGCTTTTCAGCAAGGCCGGCTCTTTCTTGTCGAGCTTTTTCCACCGCGGCGGCATCGTCGGCCAGGGTGCGCCGGTGCAGCGCATGGTGCCGGCGTGGGCTTTTGCAGGAGCGCCGCGCTATCATTCCGGTGGCATGGCCGGGCTCAAGCCTGACGAGGTGCCCGCGGTCCTGCAGAAGGGCGAGGAGGTGCTCGCCAAGGACGACCCGCGCAACGCCGCCAACGGCCAGCAGGGTGGGTTCCGGGTGGTCAACGTACTCGATCCAAAGATGGCCGGCGACTACCTGGAGAGCTCCGAGGGCGAGCGGGTCATCATGAACATCATCGGCCGCAATCCCGGCCAGGTCCGGCAGCTTCTGGGGTAACGCATGAGCACGATCACAGGCACAGCAGCGGGCTACATCGACCTGCTCAGCATCCTCGACACGTTCCTGACCGCCACCGGGCACTGCTGGGGCCTGACCTTTACAGGCACCGGCACCGGGCGGCTGCGCAACTACATCGGCACCGCCTCGAGCGTGGCCGAGACCATCACGGTCACGGCAACGAGCTCGACCAGCTTCACGGTGGTGGGCTCAGTCTCCGGCAGCCTTGGCACCGCCACGGTGGGCACGCAGTACACCGGCACCAAGTGCGCGTTCCTGATTCAGGCGGGCAATGTGGCGTTCGTGAGCGGCGACGCCTTCCAGTTCAACACCTCGCCCAAGTGGTCACGCCGACGCCTGCAGGGCTGCAGCGAGTCCGCCCTGCGCACGGCATCCTGGGGTGAATGTCAGAGCCTGTTCGACGCCAGCATCACGACCGGCTACACCGCCCGCTCGGTCGGCTCATGGGTCCGCATCGAGTGCGACTTCCCCACCGTGGTGAAGTCTTTCTCCGTGGGCACCCTTGGCACGGTGGCCAACGCTCCGCGCGACTTCGTGCTTGAGTGGAGCGATGACGGCATCGCCTGGACAACGCTGACGACGGTCACGAACCAAACCGGCTGGGTCGCAAATAGCATCCGCTATTTTCAGACGACCAGCCCACCTGCAAAACGATTCTGGCGGGTGCGGTTCACCGCTAGCAACG